TAACATCTCAATCAAAGTTGTGAATAATTACGGTTGGGTAAACATCTAGTTGCAATTAGAGGAGGGATGTAGTATACTATAGGTGTTCCTTCGGGAACTCTTTTTCAACAACGAGGATTATCTCATTATGTCAAGTCAAGTAATCGAAGGTGTGGTGAACTTCTCAAACGTCACCAAGCACGATGTGTTCAACGGTCAGGACACTGGCACGTTCAGCATGACCATTACCATGTCTGAGGACGATGCGGCTACACTGGCGGCACAGGGTGTCAAGATCAAGGACTACGAAGGCAACAAGCAGCGTAAGTTTAAGTCTAAGTACACCATCGGTATGTACGACGCCGAAGGCAACGCGTACAACGGTGAGGTTCCGTACAACTCTCGTGTGCGCCTGAAGTACAAGACAGGTCCAGCACACCCTGTCCACGGTACTCCAACGTATCTGGAAGCAGTCAAGGTGCTAGAGGAGGCAGAAGTTTCAGCAGAAGCTGTTGACTTCTGATGGACTCTAAATTCCTACACCACGAGGAGTGTCCCAAGTGTGGCAGTAGGAACAACGTGGCGGTCTACTCTAACGGTGGTCGCCACTGTTTTTCTGCCGACTGTGACTATCACGTAAACGGTGAAACAGGAGAGGAAACACAGGTGTCAACACCTAGTAACCTGAACATGGGTGGTGTCGTTGCTGGCATACCAGAGCGTCGTTTGTCTGCCAAGACCGTAGGTAAGTATCAGGTCACGGTGGAGTACGACGCTAACGGTAAGATAGCCCGGCACTTCTACCCGTACTACGATGTAGACACAGGTGAGTTAGTTGCTGCCAAGTCTCGCATCGTCAAGACCAAAGACTTCCTGTCGTCAGGCTCAATGTCTAACGTAGGTCTGTTTGGTCAGAAGCAGTGCCGTGGCAAAGGGAAGTACGTCACGATCACTGAGGGCGAACTGGACGCCATGTCAGTGTACGAAATGTTCGGACACAAGTACGATGTGGTATCACTGAGGTCTGGTGCGTCTAGCGCATCAAAAGAGATCAAGGCACAGCTAGAGTGGCTTGAGGGTTACGATAACGTGGTCGTTTGTTTTGACCAAGACAAAGCAGGAGAACTAGCAGTAGAGCAGATCAAGGATCTGTTTAGTCCCAACAAGCTGAAGATATGCAGTCTGCCTCTGAAGGACGCCAGTGAAATGCTCATGGCTAACAGGGTGCAGGAGTTTACACAGGCGTGGTGGGACGCAAAGGTGTACAGACCGGACGGTATCATTGCTGGTGCTGACACATGGGAGGCGCTGGTAAACAAGCGTCAGGTACAGAGCATACCTTATCCGTGGGACGGACTCAATGAACTCACCAGAGGACACAGACCCTACGAACTGGTCACTATCACCAGCGGTTCTGGTATGGGAAAGTCCCAGTTTATCAGAGAGCTTGAGTACGATTTGCTCCACAGAACCGACGCCAATATCGGTGTACTTGCACTCGAGGAAGATGTCGCAACGACAGCTCTGGGAATTATGTCGGTGGCGTCATCTAGGCGGCTACACTTGGAGGAAGATACGCCTATTGATGAGCTTAGACCTCACTGGGAAGCAACGATGGGTTCTGGACGTTATTACCTGTTTGACCACTGGGGATCAACGTCTGCCGATGAGCTTCTTTCAAGAGTACGGCACATGGCAAAAGCCTGTGACTGTCGATACATCATCCTCGACCACCTGTCCATCGTGGTTTCTTCTCAAGAGAACGGGGACGAACGGAAGGCTATAGACGAAATTATGACAAAGCTACGCACACTGGTGGCAGAGACAGGAATCACACTGTTCCTCGTGTCGCACCTGAAGCGTACCTCTGGCACAGCACACGAGGACGGAGGCCGCATAAGCCTACAGGATCTCAGGGGATCTCAGTCTATCGCACAGCTATCAGATATTGTCATAGGCATGGAGCGTAACCAGCAACACGAGGACGAGGACACTAGGAACACAACGTGTGTACGCATACTCAAGAACCGCTACGCTGGAGAAACTGGACCCGCTTGCTGGCTACGGTACGACAAGTTTACCGGACGTATCCACGAGTGTGCCAACCCTAATCCACCGGAGACTGAGTTTTGAACATCGTCTTTTGTGACATTGAAACTGACGGTTTAGACGCCACTACCATCTGGTGTGCTGTCTGCCGACACAACTTAGAGAGCGAGGTGATTTGTAATGAAGCAGATTTCAAGGCGTATGTATCGCGTAAAGCGCCAGCTAAATTCATATTCCACAACGGAATTGGCTTTGATGTTCCTGTGGTCGAGCGTATTTGGAATTTTACTTTTGACAGGAGCATGGTCGCTGACACTCTAGTAATGTCTAGGCTGGCTGACCCAAGCAGGTCTGGTGGACACTCGTTGCGTAACTGGGGAAACATCCTAGGGTTTGCAAAGGGTGACCACGAGGATTGGTCGCAGCTTACACCACAGATGATTGACTACTGCATACGTGACGTAGAGTTGACTGAGGCGGTGTACAACAGGCTACGGGTAGAGCTAGAGGGTTTCTCACAGGCCAGCATTGACCTAGAACACAGTGTGCAGTGGATCATACAGGAACAGGAGCGTAACGGGTGGCTACTGGATCAACGTCTGTGCCACACGCTGTGCGCTAGGTTCAAGGAGCGTATGTATGAAATCGAGGAAGAACTCCAGAGGGTGTTCCCGCCGATTGTTGAAGAAAGGATCTCTGAGAAAACAGGCAAGCGCCTTAAGGATAAAGTTACGGTATTCAATCCCGGCTCAAGGCAACAGGTGGCAGAAAGACTTGAAGCTAAGGGTGCTGTTTGGTCGGAACTCACACCGTCTGGTAGGCCACAGGTGGACGAGAGGACGCTTGAGGAAAACAAACATATACCGGAAGCTGTTCTCGTCCTTGAGTACCTTCTTCTGCAGAAGCGTTACGCACAAGTATCCTCTTGGATAGAACACGTTGAGGACGACGGTAGGGTACACGGGAGAGTTACAACCAACGGTGCTATCACAGGACGGATGACACACCAGAACCCTAACATGGCACAGGTTCCGTCAGTCAACTCTCAGTTTGGCAAGGAGTGTCGTGACTGTTGGATTGTACCAGAGGGACGCAAGCTGGTGGGAGTAGACGCCAGTGGACTAGAGCTACGTATGTTAGCTCACTACATGGGCGACGAGGAGTTTACAAATGTCTTGCTTAGAGACGATATTCACACCAGAAATCAAACTGCTGCTGGACTTGCAACAAGACCTCAGGCAAAGACTTTCATCTACGCTTTCCTCTACGGAGCAGGAGACGCAAAGATTGGAAGTATCATCGGAGGAACTGCAAGAGATGGGTATGCGCTTAGGACACGCTTTCTACGAAATACACCTTCTCTTGAAACTCTACGAGAGCGAGTTGGACAGGCGTCTAGGAAGGGTTACCTCACTGGCCTCGACGGACGAAAGCTCTGGGTCAGGTCAGAACATAGTGCACTGAACACGTTACTACAGGCGGCTGGTGCTATCATTATGAAGAAGGCTCTGGTGCTTCTGGATGACTACGCTACTCAGCACAACATTGACTACAAGTTTATAGGGAACGTACATGACGAGATACAATCGGAGGTGGCTTCAGAACAAGCAGAGAAGTTCGGCTGGCTCGCAGTCGAGTGCATCAAGGCGGCTGGCATTTCTTTTGAACTCAGATGTCCACTCGACGGAGAGTACAAGGTCGGACAAACATGGTCGGAGACACACTAATGAAACTAATGGATCCAAGTAGAGTAGGTGATATAGCAGAGTTTTATGCGGTTACATGGTTGTGGGATAACGGTTACGAAGTTTACCTCAATCCCGGTTCAACCGGATTTGTAGACATGGTGGCTTGGAAAGACGGAGAGTGTACTTTAGTTGACGTAAAAACACTACACAATAAGTACAAAACGGGACAGATAAAGCAAACTAGGACAGAACAACAAGTTAAATACAACGTAAGATTTCTAGGTTTTCACCCTAAGACTCGCAAACTACGATGGATAAACCACAAGGACACAGCATGAACAAACTTTACTCACTGGTAGACGATATCTACAAGGTGGTTTCTGAGAAGCAGCCAGCAGAAGGTGTTGACCTGATAGACGAGATAGACCGCTTTGGTGAGAACTGCAAGCGCCTCATGTCTAACCTGTTCACAGAGAAGCGTGACGGACGTAAGCTGCGTATGTCTAACATCGGGCGTGATGATCGTTACCTGTGGAACGTGGTCAACAACCCAGACGTACAAGAGGAGATGACACCTAACACATACGTCAAGTTTATGTACGGGCATCTGATCGAAGAGATGCTGTTGTTTCTCACCAGACTATCAGGACACGAGGTGACAGATGAACAGAAGCAGTGTGAAGTTGCGGGTGTTACAGGGTCTATGGACTGCAAAATTGACGGTGTTGTCACTGATGTTAAGAGTGTCTCCACTTTTGGGTTTAAGAAATTCAAGGACGGAAGTCTGGCTTTTGATGATCCGTTTGGATACGTTGCTCAAATTAAAGGATACGCACATTCAGAAGGAGAAACTAAGTTCGGCTGGTTAGCGATGGACAAACAGAACGGACACCTGACGTACCTCATGTACGACTCTGAGGACACACAGGCTCCCGTGTACGACAAGATCTCTTACGACATAGAGGAGCACATCAACCGCGTAAAAAAGCTCGTAGAGCAACCGGAAGCACCAGAGCACTGCCACGAAACCGTACCAGATGGCAAAAGTGGAAATCAAAAGCTCGCAGTCGGTTGTTCCTATTGTCCCTACAAGCATACCTGCTGGCCCGGACTAAGAACATTCATCTACTCAAGTGGTCCAAGGTACTTAACAGAGGTGGTCAATGAGCCGAAGGTCGCGGAAGTCTAAGCTAGGAAACTTTAGGTCGGAGTTTGAAAAAGATGTCGCAAAGCAGTTACAACCATTTGGCTTTAGCTACGAGCCGTTCCAAGTGGACTACATCATCCCACGGAAGTACACCCCAGACTTTGTGTACGAAAGAGGAGACAGAGCTTACCTCATTGAGTGCAAAGGATACTTTAGAGCAGGAGATACGCAAAAGTATAAAGCGATCTCTAGGTCATTACCGTGGACGCAAGAACTCATCTTTGTGCTGATGAAGCCTAACCAGAAAGTGAGTAAAAGTACCAAACTTACTATGGCTGAATGGTGTGACAAACACGAGATTTTATGGTATAATATAGATACACTTAAGGAGTTAGTCGATTATGTCTCTGACACTAGAAGAAATTAAGGAGCGTCTGTTGCGGTTATACGACCCTGATGATCTTCTGGAAGCACTACAGATTTCTGCTGAAGATATACTGGACAGATTTGAGGACAAACTGATACGCAAGCTAGACGAGTTTCAGGAGGAGCTAGAGGAAGAAGCGTATGCGGAATGAGTGGACAACTTATTTGGATAAACACGGTGAGGTTATGACTTACGGATCTATAGACGAAGCTAAACCAGAGGATTGGGACAGGGTGAACAAGAGTAAGACGTTTACAGGCAAATTGTTTCACCCCAGCGACAAACACAACCCTGTGACACAACCAGATCACTACAACAAGGGAGCCATCGAAGCCATCGAAGCAATCAAGGCGTCCATGCACCCACAAGAATACAAAGGATATCTCAAGGGAAACTGCCTGAAATACTTGTGGAGGTACGAATACAAGAACGGCGTAGAGGATCTCAGGAAGGCCAAGGTGTACCTAGAGTGGTTAATCAAGGAGGTCGCCACATGAAAGTTGTAGAGGGCAAGTTCGGTAAGACAGACGAGACAAAAGATGAGATCACTGCGTCTGAGTTTTTATCTAGGTTTGCTTTGAAGGCTCTGGGGTACGAAGAGGAAGGACGCAAGATCAAGGTGGCTGTAATCATGTACGAGGACGGTGAGATGTTTGAAGTAGCGTCCAACGAACAGTACCCTGACGGAGTGTATATGCTGCTTCAGATGGCAGCACAGGCAATCATTAATGAGACGCTAGGAGTAACTGAATAGATGGACGCATACCAACAGTACATACACAAGTCACGGTACGCTAGGTACTTGCCTGAGGAGAAGCGTCGGGAGACTTGGGAAGAAACAGTAGCGAGATACGTCAACTACTTTGCAAACAAGTTTGACATCGAAGACGTTTACGATGAAATCCTGACAGCTATCGACAACCTAGATGTTATGCCATCTATGCGAGCCTTGATGACCGCAGGAGAGGCACTGGAGCGTGACAATGTAGCAGGGTTCAACTGCAGCTACCTGCCTATAGATCACCCTAAGGCGTTCGATGAGTTGATGTACGTCCTGCTGTGTGGCACAGGTGTTGGCTTCAGTGTTGAGCGTCAGTACATACAGAAGTTACCGGAGGTGGCAGAAGAGTTCCATGAAACAGATACAGTTATCAATGTTGCGGATTCGAAGATCGGATGGGCGAAATCGTTTAGGGAGTTGGTATCACTGTTGTACACAGGTCAGGTTCCCAGATGGGACGTTAGCAGAGTTCGACCTGCAGGTGCCCCACTCAAAACTTTCGGAGGTCGTGCAAGTGGTCCTGAACCTCTCATCGACTTGTTCAGATTCACAGTGGACCTGTTTCGGGCGGCTGCTGGACGAAAACTTAGCTCCATTGAGTGTCACGATCTTTGCTGCAAGATTGCTCAAATCGTCGTTGTCGGAGGAGTCAGACGATCAGCACTCATCAGCCTCAGTAACCTCACAGACGATAGACTCCGACGATGCAAACACGGACAGTGGTGGGTTGAAGAACCCCAGCGTGGACTAGCGAACAACTCAGCGTGTTACACAGAGAAACCAGACTTTGAGGCATTTCTAAATGAGTGGACCAGCTTATACGAATCAAGATCCGGAGAGCGAGGAGTATTTAGTAGAGTCGCAAGTCAAAAACAAGCTGCAAGAAATGAGCGAAGAGATGCTACCTTTGATTTCGGAACTAATCCGTGTAGCGAAATCATCCTCAGACCCTACCAGTTCTGTAATCTTTCAGAGGTTGTCGTTAGGCCACAAGATACACTCGCTAGCCTCAAACGAAAGGTTCGGGTTGCGACTATCCTTGGGACTCTACAGGCTACCCTTACCAACTTCAGATATCTGAGGAACATCTGGAAGACCAACACGGAAGAAGAGGCACTGCTAGGTGTGTCCTTGACAGGCATCATGGATCACCCGTTGCTGTCCGGGAGAGGAGACAATGCTAAACTCAAGAAGTGGCTTACGGAGATGCGTCAGGAAGCTATTGATACGAACAAGGCGTGGGCTGAGAAACTTGGTATCAATCCGTCTACCGCAATTACTGCAGTTAAGCCTTCAGGTACTGTTAGTCAGTTGGTTGACAGCGCTAGTGGTATTCACCCTCGCTACAGCAGTCAATATATTAGACGAGTCCGTGCAGACGCTCGTGACCCGCTTTGTAGCGTCTTAGAGGCCGCAGGAGTGCCTGTAGAGGACGATCTCATGTCACCCAGTACTAGGGTATTCTCCTTCCCTATCGCGTCTCCTGAGGGCGCTGTGACAGCCTCAGAGATGGGTGCTATGGAGCAGCTAGAGCTATGGGAGATATATCAGGACTACTGGTGTGAGCACAAGCCGTCCATGACTTGCTACTACCGTGACGAGGAGTTTCTGGAGGTGGGACAGTGGTTGTACAACAAGTTTGATAAGGTCAGTGGCATCTCTTTCCTGCCCTACTCAGACCACACGTATCAACAGGCTCCTTACGAACCCGTGGACAAGAAGACGTACAACGAGTTAGCCAAGGGTTTCCCTAAGGAAATATCGTGGGATATAGAAGAGGCCAGCGATATGACTGAGGGATCACAACAACTGGCCTGTACGGGGAACAACTGTGAGTTATGACATGAATAGGATAGAGTAACCTTCCCTTTTGCCTACGTCCTCTGGCTTGTCTTTCGGGTCATGGGGCGTAGGTATTCCTTGTTCCTGCATCTTCCTGATGCGTTCCTTTGACTTCTGGCACATACTGTGGTAGTCAATGGAGGTGTATGATACACTGTGGTCTTTATCTTTGTTCTTCACGGTTTCCTCCTAATGTAAATAACCCCGCTCCACCTAGTATTTCTGCAGCGGCTCTATTTCTCTGTTGCTCTAAAAGCATACCTCTTTCGCTTGGCCTCGCGTCCATAAACGCTTGAAGATCCTCTCGACGCACTGCGCCCTCTCCTGTTATTACATTGCTTATCTGAGGGCCTTCTGTGCCAAGCTGCTTTCTTAATTTAAATATGTTAGCCTGCATAGGTGGAGTAACGGCTATCAATCTGTGTGGTAAAACTTGCTCAAACTGAGAAATTAAACTAGCGCCCTCTTCTCGACCTGTTACAGCCCTCACGCCCTGATCTAGTTTTGCTGGAATGTTCTCTAAGAAATTATGCTCATCTGACATTACTGCAAATATGTTTCCGTTAGGTTGAACTTTTACTAAAAAATTTATACCTCCTTCAGTATACGCCCTTCCTGCTTTAGAGTCTGACAACCATATTCCGTTTTCTTTTGCACCTTCTAAGGTATTGCTATCGTCTTTTAGTGTCCACCTTGTTTTTCCGTTTCTCTCAGACTTAGGAAGCGCGTTAAACTCTGCATTTTTATCAGATACTTTTTTAAGTTCTGTCCAAAGCTGTTCTAAAGAAGGTTTACCGTCGTGCTTTGTAAAAGCCTTGTACAAGTCTCCTACGTATCCTCCAGCTTGAATTATGTCGTTATAGTGGTCGCCTGTTTGTGTGCCTATTCCGGGCGCTTTTATCAGAAGTATAGTTCCCTCATCATCTTTAAAAGATACACTGTTTCCTTTAGCGTCCGGTGTTTTCCATACGCTACCAAAATGATCTTCAATATATTTTAAGTCATCAGCGCCCATACTGGACTTACGTCCACCGCTTGTTGGATAGAGTTTACCTTCTTTAATTGCGCTAGCGTAAGATCCCTGCGTGTACGCAAAGTAGTCTGTAACACCTGACTTGTTCATTATTGTTTGCACTTGCTGTGCTATAGGCCCTTCTCTACCAGCTTGTCTGCCTATGTGCGATGTGTACTGAACCTGCGCTGTGGCTTTGTGTATTGCGTTATCAGCTAAAGCCCTTGCTGTGTGTCTCTGTGATCCCGGCGTAATTCCCATTTCTTTGTACAGTGCTCTTGATTGAGGGTCTAACAGGTACTCTACGCCGTCAACAGCAGATTTAAGACCCCAATTAAACATACCTGTTATTTTTTGCCTAGCTGTTCTAACTTTGTCAGCATCAATACCAGACACTGCGGATATTGCTTTGTCAGTTCCTGTTCCTATTGCTGACCTAATAGGCTTAGACGGATCAGGAGGGGTAGCTCCATAAAAGTTATCAATGTAATTAGCTATGGCGGCTATAGGACCGCCTCTGCCAGCCTCTGCTCCAAAGTAATCTACTGCCGCTTGTCCAGCTTTTTTAACACCGCTTACGCCTTTAGCTACTAAACCGCCACCAGCAGTTGAAGGAGCGAGAAAAGTGTCGCCTAGTGTGTTAATTAGCTCTTTGGGTATGCGCTGGTTTGGCATCTCTTCTTGTGGATTACTCATGTTCATGCCAAGAACGCTTGCCCTAGGTATAAAAACGTCTTCTTTTACAAACTCCTCTGGGCTGGCTCCTATAGCAGAGCGTACAGGACGCAGTTCAGCTTCAGATAGTTCCTCGTAAGATTTTGCAAGTGCGCTAAATCCAGATTGATACGCTTCTGACTCTGCTTCAAATGATTTGGCGTAGTTGTTTAAAAACCTCTCCATCCACTTCATTCGTTTTCTTCCTGCTCTAGCTCCGATTCAACTTGCTTAAACACAGCATTTAGATAAGTGTAAATTTCTTTGCTGTCCCGCTGTAGCATACTACGCTTCACTGGGTCTTGAGTAGCCTTGATTGCTTTTTTAATTTCATCAAACATATCACGCTTTACGTAAGCAACTTTAGCTCTTACATTTGCAGGTCCGGGACTCCTGAGTTTATTCTTAATATAAGCATACGGGCCAACAACAGCAGTCCCGCCTAAAACCCAGATAGCGTTGTGTACTTTGGATAACGCACTGTTACCTGCGTATTCATTTAAACCAAGCTCTGCAATGAATCTACCAAATCTGGTTTTTGCTTCTGTTGCTGCTTTAGCGTTTAGATCACCCAGCGTAGGTATAATCTTAGACATTTTATTAAATATGGTTTCTGTCTCAGGAACTACATCAAATACAGTTTGGTTTACTGCTTTACGCACAGCCATAGCAGCTAAGTTTTTAGTCGTTAGTGAGTCTCCAGATACATCGTAGCCCATCCTTTCTGCCATTTTGTCGTACATACTTCTGGACACTCTAAACCCTTGCAGCGTTCCTCCTTGTTCATCTATTATAGACAAAGCCATTCGATACAATTGAGCTACTTCTTTCCTAGCCGTGTCATTAGACATTAGTTTGCTGTTTGGTCCTTGCTGCATTTCGTCAAACTGCGCTTTTAAGTTAGCACGTAAATTATCGTCAAGTTGCGCCCAATTAATTTTCTTTTCGTTTTTAGCCAGCATTTTCATCAGGCTGTCTTCTAGCTTATCGTAGTACCCTTGAAAAGCGTTGTGGTTTTGCTGTAGAGTTTTGTTGCCAGATACACCCGCAGATTTAGCCATGTCTATAAGCTCTAGTTGATCTGCAGATGCAAGCTGTTCCTGAATCCCTAGTATTCCTTTAGGATCTTCTGTCAGTCTCACTTGTTCAGGTGTTTTCTTTTTGCCCTCAAACAAAACCTTGTATACGTCTGCGTCACCGCCAGCCAGAGGTTTAACTTCGTTACGCATACCTACACGTTCTAGCTTCATAAACTTCGTAGGTTGTTTTACCAGCGGTCCAGTACCTCTAGTAAAACCTAAGTCCATTACAGCAACGAGATTAGCAGCTTCGTTGGGGTAGGCTTCTTTAAACTGCTCCCACGCTTCCATACCTTCTCCAGCAGCAGCCCACGCCAACTGACCGCCTTTGGTTTGCATCAGTGCCTGAAACTGCTCTGCAGCGCCTTCCTTTAGTCCCTCAGGCAGCATCCCTACACCTTTCTCAGCGCCAAACATTACCATCTCTGATCCAGAGTCAAAGATCATCCTGAGAGGCGTAGTTATTGTCTGGAGTAGAACAGAAGGTAGATTAGTAGACTGCCTGTACTGCTGTTCAAGTACCGCAGGGTCACTCATAGCCGCAGTAATACCTGCCATAGTCCCTGCTTGTTGACTTTGGCCTAATCTCTGAAAAGTTTGTGCTTGACGCTCAATACCTCTCTTGTAAGGCTCAGAGAAAAACCTGTTCCACAGAGAGAGTTCTTCTGTTTCAACACCAGAGTTATGTACGTCTACTGCGTCAGATTCAAACGCTCTTTCAAACGCTGACTCATCGTCTATAAGCATTTCTTTCTTTTTTTCGTCAGACACCAAAGGTTCGCCTTGTGCGGGTTCACCAAAGGCTCTGTCAAAGGCTTCCATATCTTCTGCAAGAGACATTACGTTAAGCTCCTAGTTTAACAAACTTACCGTTGACCAGCTTGTATCTTGTGCCGTTTCTTCCGTTAGGCGCAAAGAATACTGTACCAGTTTCAGGGTCCTGATGGTATCCTATTTCTTTGTACTCAGGCGCTGACCAATCAATAGCATCAGCAGGAGCAACACCAGAAGCTAACTGCTGTACGTTCAACAAGTGTTTTTTGATGTTCTGAAGGGCCTCAATTTGTTTCTCTCTTGACATACCTGTATAGATAGCATCAATAGTAGACTGTAGTGACATAAATTCGATGTTAGAGATTTGGCCCAATCCAGTTCCTGACGCTCCTGATTCTTTAGCCAGCTTTTTCATCTCGTTGATCTGGTCAAAGCCAAGTCTAGCTCTTATAGACAGCAGTTCTTTCTCTCTATCATACGCAGGAGTTCCGGGAACTGCCGCAGTCACGCCACCGATAAACCCTGTCTCCGTAAAGCCGGGATCCATCAACTTATCAACGTCTTTAATAAAACTGGTAGTTTGAGCAATCAAATTAAGGGATGCTTCTTGATCTCCTTCACCTTTTCCGGGAGGAGGCAACGTGCTAATCAAAGATCCATCGTCAGCGTCTAGGATAGATACTGATCCGTCCTTACGTTCTACTGTTTTTATTCCTTGCGAAGCAGCAGGAGCTTCAGGCTTAAACGGACGTTCGTACAGAACCTCTCCTGTGGGGCTTACTAATGCACCACCAGCAGGAACATTTACTGGCTTTCCTTGCGTTCCTGCTTTCATATCAACGCCAGCTTTGTACGCCTGCATAATTTGTTCCTGAGTACCGCCTTGCGCTAAAACAGACCTAACGCCTTCTTGCAAATCTGCCAGAGGAACACCACGGGCTGCTGCTTGAGTAATCGCCATCAGACCGCCTTGTGCGCCTCTCTGTTGCCCTGCAGTTTCTTTAGCAGTAGCCTGTTGTGCAGCGTTAAAAAACACCTTAGACAAAGCATCGTTACCTTCCATAGCGTACTTTTGACCCAGAGCGTTTAACTGAGCAGGGTCGTTGGCGTACTGCTGTAAAAGCTGTTGTGCTTCTCTGGAAGACCTACGCTCAGAAAAACCTTTGCCAACGTCAGTCAACATTCCACCAAGGGTTTGACCAAAGCCTTCCGTAGCTTTTCCTATTTGTTGTCCTATGTTGGCTCCTGCCGTAGCTAAGACGTTTGCGTTTATAGCCATTGTTGTTACCCTCTGTTAAGGTATTAAATCAGTAATTATGTCAGTAACTCCACCCAGAAGCTGACCACCTAGACCCATAGAACCGGCAAACATACTGCCGTACAAGCTGGCGAGTCCTGCGCGTCTAGCGAGTTCTGCGTTGATGTTAGCCATCTGAGTTTCTAAGCCAAACTCACCTTGCTGTCTACGCGCTACGTCTGTCATGGACGCTACGTTCAACGCTGGTGACAACGCTGACAGAAGCGCTGCCTGAGGTGCGTACCCTGCTTGCAACGCTTGTATTCCTAACTGTTGTTCAGCAGCTTGCAGCCCTTGTCCACCAGAAATAAGCCCTTGTCCTGTGGTCAGTGCCTGTAGCATTTGCTGTTGTCTAGCAGCGTCGAGTGCTTGTCTCTGGGCCGCTAAACCTGAACCAAGAGTAGCGTACTGCTGACCCAAGCCAGCCTGTTGTGCCTGCAGTCCACCAGCAACCTGAGCCAACTGAGCAGCCTGTTGTGCTGATGTAGCTGCCCTGCCAAGACCTTCAGACTGCAACTGAGATTCAATCTGCTGTGCGCTGAGTCCAAGTTGTGACAACTGTGCAGCCCTCTGTTGTGCTGCTGACTGAAGCTGGCTAGAGAGTCCTGCTTGCTGACCAAACATACCACCTAAAGTCTGTGCTGTGCCTAAGGCTTGCTGACGTTCTGCTTGCGCTTGCTGCATTGCCATCAGTGATGCTCTGTCTTGTGCCTCTTCTTGTGCCTTAGACATTGCAAGCTGTTCTGGTGTACCTCCAAACATCGCTGTACGCACACCTAAGCGTCCCTGTTGAGCCAAACGCTCTTCCAAGGCTAACCGCTGTCGCTCTTCTTCAGGACGCTGTGTAGCCCTGATACGCTCAAATACTGAAGCCTCACGAGCAGCCGTAGGCGAAAGAACGTCCATAGCCGCTTGACTAGCTAGAGCACCGTATTGCCCTCTAAGGGCTTCTATATCAGCAGGAGCCTGTGCTCCTAACCCAGCAGCGCCCATGCCCAACGCTTGTTGTCCAAACTGACCTATGCCGGGACTAGGTTGTTGCCCTAGCATACCACCAACTTGTCCTGCAAACTGCCCACGCAACAAGTTAATGTCTGCTGGCTGCATCCCTGCAGCACCCATGAACTGACCACCTAGTCCAAACGCTTGTTGTGCTGCTTGTTGCTGTTGAGCTAGCCCAAAAGGTGCTTGACCCATCATTTGCTGGCCTAAGTCCATTACATCTGTACCAATAAACATTGATTCAAAAGCGCCCGGAGGTGCGCCACCAATGCGGTACTGTGCTTCACGCATCAAGGCATCTTGTATAGCACGTTGTTGTGGACTGAGTTGATACTGTGTTCCTGACGGTCCTGCGGTTGTCGTACCAAGCCCAGATGTAACCGTAAAAGGTTGGAACGTAACATCAGGTGCTGTTGCTGTTGGAACAGGACCAAAAGCCTGAGTTACTTCTGTTGGTAACTCTTCGTACAAACCACTAGCAATATCGCTAATGAAGCCGCCAAAAAGATTTCCAATAGCCATCAGTAAGTCCCTCCGTCAATCGTGCCTGTAGACAGAGTACCCGTAAACGTCAACGCGGGGATCGTTACAGTGCCTGTGAACGTAGGAGAAGCTGTGTTTGCCTTGGTTGCAATCGCTGTAGATATAGCGTTGAACTCAGTGTCAAACTCGCTACCACGAATAACTTTACCGCTATCCCCAGAAGGTAAACTGTCCTTAGCAGTAAAGTTTGTTGTCTTTGTATAGTTACTCATACTGTTTTACCCATTAGTGCTAATACGTTAATTTCTTGGAGGGATAAAGCAGACCCATCAATGTCAGCTTCTAGTCCTATCGTAATAATACTTCCGTTACCTGTTGCTTGAACAGAGTTTCTAGTCGTAAGTTCACCACCAGTAAACTCACCGATAGCAAACTCGTCAACACCGTAGTACGCAGGTACTTGGTTGCCTACAGTAAACTCGTAGGTTTTAAAGTCCGTAGCCAGATCGTAAGCCCACTTCATAAACACTGTTGCGCCTGTAGCACCAACCAGAGTCGGCCTGAGTTTCTTGAGCAACTTTGTTTTAGCAGGATCACCAAACGTCAGACCCGGACTGTAGTACCTAAAGCGGTACGCTGTTGTGTTGTCTACGTAACCTGAGTACGTCCCTATTCCGTCAGTTGTTCCTATGTACAACGTACCGTCAGTTTTAACTTCAAACGACTTGTGTGGAATAGAAGTCCACCTAGTAACCCTGTACGCACCGTTCTCTAGCCTACCCTTTAGATCAAAGCAGTACGCCGTAAGTTGATCTGGGAACGTGATAACGTAAAAAGAGTTCTCAGGGCTGTACACAGATGCCGTAGGTAACGTCCTGTTGTTAATCAAACTAATAATCTCAGTCTTTACGTTTAGACTCAGGTCAGATATAGGCAGTGACTTCTCTTGGATAGTACGTCCTAAACTCCTGAGTCCTGTGTTAGACATAAACAAAACATCTGTGCCGATGTGCTGGACAGAGTTTCTACAGATGCACCCAACGCCAGCTACCGTGTCAACCAGAGCCATATTAGCTGGACTAGAGGCTCCTCCGTACACAAGTATGCTGTGCTTACCAAAGATAATCAGAGTGTTGTTGTGTGCTGCCAACGCTCTAACTTCGTCGTACCCATCAGGCCAAGCCTTAGATACATCTATAGAACCACTGGAACCACCAGTGAAGTCTGAACCTATCAAAAGATCAGACCAGTAAATCGTTTGTGTGTCTGTTGCGTTGTCTACTACCCACAGTCGTCCGTAAGCTGCCAGAGCCTCGTGACACTTGAGGGTTGCTGCAGTAGCCCCACCGTTAGCAACAGTAAACGTGCGTAGTCCTGTAGCGTTGTCGTACACCAGAGGATCGTACCCACGTTGGAAGAAGTACGCCTTGTCGTTAAAGTTTACAATCTTCCAGTTGTTAGTTGTAATAGTGTAAGCTGCAGGAGTAACATCAGTCAGGGTAGTTGTCCCTGTCATTATCTTGTTGTTACCTGCGCTGAACACTACCTCGTTACCTGCGTCATCGTAGAAGTAGTGGATCTTGTGTACGTAGTCTGAACCTAACTCTGTCTTGTCAGTAGTGATTACGTCGATACCCTTACGTGCAGCAATACGTCCACGCTTGTCAATCACTGCGTTGTCAGCAACGTCAGCGTAAGAAGGATCCTGCGCGATAGGCGAGTCTTCTGTGTTGACACCTTTGAACGCTGGAGCAACTAGGTTAATACTTTGTAGCGGCTGTGCCATACGTCAGGCTCCTACGGAGTGTACCAGATGGTTTCTTCAGGGTGCTTCTGAGCGTCCATAGCAATCGCATCAGACAAAAACTTATCAGCAATACCAAAGTACTCAGGTGCTGATGTACCGCCTGTCTCGCCACGCTCACGCGCTAGTAATGCTACTGCTAAGTGAATCACAGGTTGACTAGGAATCAACAACACATCTGTGTCAGAGCTTAACTCAGGGTTCCTGAGCGTACAGTTGAATCTCAGGCTGTACACACCGTCAGGCTTAGGATAGATGTCTACCTGAGTGTCACCACTGGAGTCAACACCGTTGTACGTGTAGTACTCAGGTGAGCCTGACACGGGGTCTTGATTCAAGTACTTATTGTTAAACCAGTGCTGAGTCTGGTACTGCATAAAGATGTTTGAGGTATCGTTGATTACGTCGAGCACCTTGATCTTGTTCTGTGATCCAGTTAGCACGTAGTTAAAAATACCAGCAGACGTAGTAACCGTCAGGGTAGTCCTGAGTGCTGACCAATCCCAAGCATCCTCTACCATCTTCTTAGCGTCGTTTACAAAGTCACCTACCATCTTGCTGTACGTGTTGGCAGTAACGCTGGACACTTCTTCTTCACGTAAACGTCTGAGGACGTTGTTTACTAAGTTTAAATATGTCATGCTCTACCGCCTCCAGTGCCAGTAAAGAGTCCTGCTAAGTAATCTGTAATTGGAAAAGAGCGACCAGCTAAAAGCGTAGGATCGCTTTGTATACCCATAGAAATTTTTGGCGCTTCTGCGGTAAAGCCCTTGACTGCTGTTTTTTTACTAGATACGGGAGGCAAGTCTATGTCAGTACTTGGGCTGTCAATATCTTCTGTCTTGACACATTCACCGTTTTCATCACGCTCGTAGCCAGACGGACAATCGGGCTTTACACATTGACCAAAAACATTACGCTCTGTGCCTTCAGGACAAGGCTCCTGATCTGGGAGACACTTTCGTAAATCTGGATCCCAAGAGTACCCTTCGCCACAAACTGTGGGAGGTTCTATGCAAACCCCGTCTTCGTCTATATCCCAACCTTCGGGACACTGAATTTCAATTTCAACACATTCACCAGATAGATCGTCACGTTGAAATCCCTCAGGGCAGGTGATGTCTACCTCAATCGTGACGCATTCTCCTAAATCTTGATCCCATTCGTAGCCCTCGCCACAGACTACGGGAGGTTCTATGCAAACCCCGTCTTCATCAACGTCCCAACCTTCGGGACACTTAACTTCAGGAATATCAGGTACGCATTTCTCTAGTGCAGGATTCCAAGAATAGCCATCATCACAAACTTGAGGAGGCTCTATGCAAACGCCGTCTTCATCAACGTCCCAACCTTCGGGACACTGAACATCGGGGATCTTAACACACCCTTTGCCGTCTCCGTTGTCTATGAATCCTTCGGGACAGACTTCAGGTATTTCAGGTACGCACTCCCCTAGATCGGCGTCCCATATTAGACCTTCTCCACACGGGTTTGGTATAGGAATACACTGTTTTAGCGCCTCGTCCCACTCTAAACCTTCGGCGCACTCAGGTAGTGAAATGTCTGCACTAGGGCACTCACCATCTTCATTTTGTAACCACTCAGGACAGCCATCAGGTAAATCTAAGTTACACAAAAAGCTGATTGGGCTGTCTTCTGAACAGGGATCACCTAAAACTCCACCTATTGCGGTTAGTGATGCCCAATCTAAGCCCTCAAGAGCAGGCCACAAGAAGTCTAAAGAGCCACCGTCGTTGAAGTAGTCGTAAAGTGCTTTAACAGCATCAGTAGTACTCATTCCACCGTCTATCAACGCCTGTATACCGACCCCAACAAGACCGTTGATGGAATCGGTGGATATGTTAGTTTCTCCTTCTCTGAAAAAGTTACTAACGTCAATACCAGACTCACCTAGTAGGTCAGTGATGTAGGATTGTATCTTTTCTGTTCCCCAAGATCCTACAGCGTTGAGCACAATACCCTCTAGATCTTCTCCTTTTATTACTCCGGTTAGTATTCCTTCTATAATAGAAAGGGCGCTGTCCTGAGATATCCCAAGAATATCTGCGAGCATCTGGCCCTTTTCAATAGCCCAAGTACCCGCAGTGCCTACCACTTCTCCGTTTACTATCCACCCGCCGTAAGTGCCGGGATCAGCCGCTATTAGGTCGTCAAAAAAACCACCAACGCCTCCTAAAAGTGCTGACTGAAGAACTTTAGATGGGTCTATTTCACCAGTGAGGATTGCCTGACCCAACATAGAGGATATAGCCCCTGCAGCCGCACCAGCACCAGCACCGCCACCTAAAGCACCAGCAATACCGGGACCCACTGCACCACCAGTAAAACCGCCAACCATTACACCCGCGACAATAGCTCCCCAATCTACGCCGGGGGCTTCGTAAGTACGGACGTACGTTGAGCCGTTCCAGAGGTACTTGTCTCCGTCGCCGTTAGTGTACGATCCAACAATGCCGTACTTTTCCATAAGCTGTGCATTAATATCGCTAGCCAGCCACTTTTCCATACTCGCCAGAGAATCTTGCTGTATTGCTACGTCCGTACGTGCCCTACAAATTTCTTCATCGCGTCCAGTTAGCCCTGTACACGGATTCCTGTTGCTGTTTATTGCAGCGGTCATAAAGTTCGTAGGATCTACTAACTCTCCAGACTCAATGTAACTCTGCCGTTCGCTAATGTATTCCCAATAGGTATCCCAATCTAGATCATTCTGACTCTGGAACGTGGACATAGAGCCACTGTCCCAGTACTTTTTAATCTCCTCTTCAGTGTAGTAACCTCCGGGGTTTTCCCCGATTCCTGCAGTAGTAGACCCTTGGTAGTTTTCACCGCCTTCTTCGCCTGTCTCGAACGGAGGTGCCCAGTAGTAAACACGAACGCCAGCCTCATTGTAAAAGTGACCGTCCTCTCCAATTGTCTTTTGCTTACGAGGGTCGCCCATTGGTCCGTCGTACGCAATGCACTCACCTTTTTCATTATAAATGTAACCTTCAGGACAGCCCTTATCTCCGCTTTCTGTGTCCGTTAGGTTAATGTTAGGATCGTCAGCGCCTAGCGTAGAATTATCGGCTGACGGCGTTTCCGCGATAATGGAGTCATTAAGAACCTCCTTATCTGTTAAACCGCTAAAAAGTCCTCTATTTGAACTAATAGCCATAGCTTACTTACCCTTTAGCTGCATCAGCTTGTCAGCACCACGTATGCCAAAGCTGGCTGTGACTGCAACGTACAAAAGATATTGATACCACTCAGGTAGTCTATCTAGCTCTGCAAAGGCAACGCCTACGCGACCAATAATATCAAGATCGTTCATACCTACGCCCCACATAATTGCTATTACAGGCGCACTTAGGACTACTGTGAACCACTCGTCTTTCCACGAGGATGCACTAGCCTGTGCCATGTGTTGTTCCCACGTAGCAGTGTTCTGTATAACCTGCATTGTGGCTGCATGTTTTGCTTGTGACTGCTCGTGACGGTTAGTCAACCAAGTCTTAGCGAGTCCAGCAAGAGGACTAATGAGTGCTTGCCACACCTACGACTTACTCCTGTTACGCCAGCCTTGCACCGTGTCTGTTTCCCAGATACGTATACCTGTCCACACGAGTGTAAACAACGCAGCCAAGGAAGGCAAAACGCCAGCCAAAGCACCTACACCTGTTGCTACAGAAACCGTATCCATTACCTCTTTCATCCCTTGATCTGCCATCCTCATGCACCCTTGATAATTACCATCGTACCGTATATGATGCCTGACGTTACGATAGCGGCTATGGATACTAAGAAAGTGTCTAGTAGCATCCGTTGTCTCTTTCTCTGTTTATAGATAACTTCTTCTCGTTGTGCCTTGATCTTACGTCTGAGCATTATCATCTCTTGGTAAGTCTCAACGCCGTATGACCACACAATGAGTTCCCTTATCTGTTTCTCTTGTTCCTCTAGTTTCTTCTTAGCTATAACACTGTTGAGTGCTTGTTGCTCTACGGTTTCTCCGTCGAATAACTTCTTGAAGACGCCGGGACTCTCAGCTTCTTTTTCTGCTTGTCTGATGTCAGACGCAAAGCTGTACCACTGCCCCAGCTTCTGAGCAACGTGTTCAATCTCAGCACCTCTGTTTACTAGCGTCTGTATGCCTTTGAAGGTTGTAGACGCCATAGCAATAAGTGATAGAGGATCCATCCATTATCTTACCAAGACACGCCAGTGCCGGACGTAGGATTAGCTTGCTCTGCAATCTGTGCGTCGATGCTAGCCTCAACAGCGGCAACCTGCTCGTCACCCATTGCGGCCTTAGCCCAGCCCACAGCCATATCTTCGGTGATGTCAGCCCACTCGACAAACGTACCACTAGGAGCCTCAAGCCCTGCTGTGCCGTAGGATGATCCAGAGTTGTCTCCGTCTTCCTTTGAACAGCGCCAGTGTACGGTAGTCACTACGTTGGTGTGACCGTCTTGTGATACGTTGTAATCCATTGCGGATATAGTCCAGTTAAACATAGTTTATGCTCCTTTAAGTGCCGCTACTTCGGCTTTTAAGTCTTGAATTTCTTTAATCATCATTGGTACTAGCTTGCTATAGTCTACTTGCCACATATCATCGTCAGTTTCACCTTGCGTTACTGCTTCAGGCGCAACGTCAACAAGTTCTTGTGCAACCATCCCGTACTTTTGATGCGAGCCATCAGTTTTCCAATCAAACGAACGTACACGGATAGCATCAATGTTACCCGCTGGTGCGTCTACGATGTTTTCTTTGAGACGTTGGTCTGAAGATGTATTAAATTGTGTTGAATTGCTATAGGTTGTTACAGAACCTACATTGCCGTTAGAGTTGTAAAGTAACCAATGCCCCGCACTACCCGCAGTATATCGTGCTGTTTTATAGTAACCAGCATCACCGCGTAGCTCTATCCCCTCAGAGCCCCCACCAACAGAAGTAGTAACACCAATCAGCAAGTTACCAGAGCTATCAATACGCATACGCTCTGTGCCATCACAAGTAAATACTACGTTGGAACTAGAAACGGCATTGGTAAAATCTGAAGCAATGACTAGATCCGTCGCGTTATTATAAATTGCCCCAATGACGGTTCCAGATGAATTTTCAAAATCAATTTCAGAGCCATTGGTTCCTTGTAAGGTCAAAACCCTATAATTTGCATAGGAATTTGGAGTAGTACCAATACCAACTTGACCAGAGCTATCAATACGCATGGCTTCATTTAAATTAGAGCCGTTGTGCGTAGAGAAAGTAATAGCGCCTGTTCTGCTTGTATGGCTTACATTGATAAAGTTCATCTGAGATACAACTAAGCCATTACTGTTGTACCCACCTATGTTTGAAAAATTACCGTCTGTAGCTGATGTATTGCACAGGTTTATTACTGCCCCACTGTTAGTAGCAAGGTTTGTTGAAGTGCTAGACGCAGATTGCAGTATTGATGCGCTTGTTACTTCACTGCCAGCAGTTGTAATGCTTGATGATGTTTTACCAACTAGCAATCTACCAGAGCTATCAATACGCATACGCTCTGTTAGCTCATCAGCAGTCGTAATAGCTGTGCCGTGAGTGTAGAACCTAAGCTGTGTTCCCCAGTCGATACTGTTTTCTCGCGCAAAACCGATACCAGCAGAAAGGCCGTCATTAGAACCGCCAAGAATGGCTACTTCTGAGTTTGTGCTTCCCAAGCCACCATCAAGACGCACCGCACCACCGTCAAAAGCACTTCCAGAAGTCTTGCTTGCTGTGTTTGAGGTAACGCCAACTTGCAAAGGATTTACCAGCGAGCTTATGCCAATACCAACATTACCGCTACTGTCGAGTGTCATGCCAACAGTCGGTGTTGAGCCATAAGCAAACAACAAATTCTGCCCACCGCTGGCAAAGTTTGTACCAATTCTGTACTGAAGCGTATTGCTTTCGTCCGTAAAGTCTATGTTGTGGCCCTGCCCCGCACCACCTTTTTGCAAAACAATTGAAGTGTAGCCAGTAGAGTCAATGTGCAAACCAGTTCCAAGAATAAATGAAGGGTTACTAGTACCAATACCAACGTTGCCGTTAGAGTCGATACGCATCGTTTCAGACCATGTTAATGTTCCTCCAGCAGTTCCAGAGACCGCTGTGTCCCATACATGAAATCCCTGTTGTTGCCTATAACGCCCTGCTAAATTTGAATTTTTGTAGATCCAATTTGTTCCGTTGTAATAAGCGTTGTTAGTTACAAACGTAGTATCGTTATCAGCAGAAAAAGACGCGTAAGGGCCAAGATCAATAGCGTCAAATGCTGCGCTCCAGCTACTTGGAGTAGTGCCAATACCAACGTTGCCGCTGGAGTCGATACGCATACGCTCTGAAGTATTAGTCCAAAACAACATATTATTGCTATTATGATCGTATTGAATCAGCCCACGATACTGATCACTAGCTGATGTACCGTCAGCAAATGCCAGCCCACCTTGGCTAGTAGTTCCTGAATAAACGGTGATTCCTTCTGCGCCCGATCCTGTTCCAACCACTAAGTTGTTACATTGTGCCGCATTAAACGTAGCAGGACTCGTAGTACCAATACCAACATTCTGACTAGCATCAATCGTAATAGCAGTGCTTGTG